TTGGTGGAAGCGGTAATGATAACGTCGAACAAGACGGCGACATTCTCGCAACCCCTACCTACATAAGCGAGCCGGAAGTTCCGGCTGTCGCCGCCACTGTGTCTCAGACACAGCAGGACGTTCAATCAAACCGCTTCCATTCGGGTGTGATGATCGCTTGCTTTGAAGCATCCGGCGCGGATGCGGAGACGTTTAACGTCACCATGAAACTCACCACGAGCGCCGATTCCGGGATGGCTGGCGAGGTCACGCTTGCAGAGTTGGCCGACGCTGTTGTATTCACCGCAGCCACGGGGGCTCTTCGACAAAGCCATGTCTTATTGCTACCGGTCGATCTGACCAACATTCTGGATTTCTTCCGTGGTTCCATTACGGTGAATATTTCGGCTGTTGGACTATTCGACGTTGTCCCGTTTTTGCTTCTTGGCGGTAGCGAGCAAGAGGATGCACCCGCGCCGTTGGCTCGTACCGAAGCGACGTAATCAACCCACTCAAGGCAACACACTGAGAATATTCTCGGCGTGAACGATGGAGGAAAGTACCATGGCAGAAGATGAAGGCGGGACGGCCATTTTGGACCACTCGTGCATCATTGAATGGCACTGTATCGTGCAGGCGAAGCGAAACGGAAAAAAGTTCAAAGGGGAACCAACTCCCCATCGACTGGATCGAGTGTTAGTCAAGTTTCTCGTACCAAACGGGATTTATCGCACGGACGACCCAGCCGCGTTTACTCGTCATCAGGCCTATCGTTTGGTGGAAGGCGTCGGAGAGACGAGCGGCGTCGCGATGTATTGTTGGTGCGACGATGATCACCCAGAGGGTGTTTTGTTTGACATGTCGGAGGTCCGCGACGTTCACGACGCGGGTAAACGTGCCCGTGACGAGGAACGTCGAATACAAAAAGCCGAGGATTTAAAAACGTCTTCAACGATCTCCGGGTAAACCGACGATGCAGAATACGCCGGTCAATAGACAGATCCAACAGGCTCCGGTTACTCGCGAGAGTGACCGGGGCCTTGGTCGCCAAAAGGCATCGCCGATCAAAAAAGAAGACGACAAACGAGACGAAAAGGAAAACTAGGTTTTGGCTCGTGACGTAAAATTTGCTACACCGGTTCAAACCAGCATCGATTTCACGACGCTCGCTCTCGTCACGAGAGAGATGCAATTTGTCGACGCTGCCGAGGATCCGTTTATCAACGGGTTGATTGATGAGGTTCGTGACGACATCAACAGAATGACGGGGCGTCGTTGGCAAAAAGAGACCGTCACTGAAAAAATACAAGCCCCCGTAGCCACTCAATTATTGCTCACCGTTCGTCCCGTTTTATCCATAACGTCCGTCGTGTTGAACGGAACGACCGTCGTCAATACCGATTATTCAATTCAGAGCGCCGGTTCGGGATTGATTTATAACGAGCGAGGTTGGGGCGGGGATCGCATAGAGGGAGCCGTCGACTCATTTAGTCTGACACCCAATAGAATCGCCGTGCGCGGCCCCATCTTCGATCTCACGGTGATATATGTCGCCGGGTTCGACATGCACCCAGAGGCTACGCCGAACTTCCCGAAAGGTTTACAAAATGTAGCGAACATGGCGGTGCGTCATCTCTTCATGAATCGACGAAACGATCCGTTGGTTCAAGAACACCGTCACGCAAAAGTGAGCGACAGCTACGTCGATATTTCCTACGATACGTGGTTGTCTCAGGCGCTCCGTGGGTTCGTAGAGAAAGCGAAGTTGCTCTGATGGCATGGCAAGCGAATGACGACCTAGGTCAAAAGTCGACCGTCCAGTTGCAAGTTCTATCACTGACTCCCGAGGGGACGGGTCGAAAAAGGACGTATGCCGCACCCGTCGATGTCGAGGGCGTTGGGCGTATGCTAACGAGCCGAGAGAGATTCCAAGCCAGTACGGAGGACGCAAAGGTCACTCATGCCTACGAGTTAATCGCCGGGACTATTGTTGTTCGCGGCGATCAACTGGTCGACAAGGGCAGAACCTTGACAGTGGTTGCTGAGGGAGAACCCGAGCAACCGGATTACATTATTGTTCTGTGTGAAGAGGAGCAAAACTAGAATGACTCATCAAGGATCGAGCGGTCGCGGAACGTCGGGCGATAAAGCCCATGTCAAGTGGCGGCAAGAAGCGTTCGTCCAATTCATGATGGACGGATTCGAGAAGCGCGTCGGCTTGACTGTTGAGTACGTTCGCGGAGAAGTTGTCGAGCTACTGAATCGAACGCAACCGTTGGCGAGCGGAAAGGATGGGCGTCGACGCGGCTTGAACCCCTCCAAACCGGGTAAGCCACCCAAGAGGGTTGAAGGCAGATTGATACAAAGTATCGCTGCGAAAGTTGTTCGCACACGTCGCAAGATCAGGGGCTTTGTGGGAACCAACGTGGTGTATGCGCGGCGATTAGAGTTGGGATTTTTTGATTTGGATTCTTTGGGCCGATTGATTCAACAGGCAGCGCGGCCATTCTTGCGGCCTGCCGTGATCGATAACAAGGAGACGATTCGAAGACTCTTAACGGGAGCCGGTATATGATCGTGGAACCGCCATCGAGGTACGTGCTGGTTGTTACCCCCAGCGCCGCACTGGTTCGCGTGATGAAACCGACCGAAGGATTGGGATATGAGTGCTAAAGCCATTACGGATGCCTTTCATGCTCGCATGGTGGGCGACGCTCCGCTTGTCGCACTCTTAGCTGCCGATGGTGGCGCTCCCAATGTACTCATGTCGTCGCCCGTTCCTGAGAATACGGATCGCCCATTCATTGTCAGTGACGGCAATATTGGAGGGGCCAAGGATCGAATAAAGAACTCAGATGTCCGGGAAATATTTCGAGACATCCGGGCGTTCACGGACGCCACGGGTAACACTGCATTGGTAGAACAGATCATCGACATCGTTCATGATTTGTTTCACCATCAGAAAGCTAATGTGCCTGTTGCGGGGTTCACGACGATGCTCATCACGGCGTCGGATCCCATCACCGCGCCATCCGGCGAGGGGTTATACGGTCGCATGTTGACGGTCAGAATGTTATTAGGAAAGTAAAGGAGAGAAACAATGGCACTGTTGGAAATCATCGCTGTGAAGCGAGTCGGAATCGCCGATCTGTCGACCGTCTTAAGTGCGGCAGATACGCTCGGCGATACAATCCCGGTGAACGATAACACGATATTCCTCTTGGTCAACGGCGGGGGTTCAACGTGTAATGTAACCATTGCCGCCCAAGTTGCAGCCAAAGCCATCGACGGATTTGGTGCGTTGCCAAATGCGGCACTGACGCTCGCCGTCGCTGCCGGTGACAATGCAGCAATTCATGCCCCGCCATTCAGTCACGGAGCGAACGGCAAGGCGCAGGTCACATACGATCAAGTGGCCAGCGTGCTGATCGGTGCTCTCCAAGCATCGCAGAAAATATAGGCTGGGGCCTTTAACGGTTCATAAAGAGTAAAGGAGACCCTGAACATGCCGATACCCGATGTAGGGAATGGATACTTGCTCACGGTGCAAGATTCGCTTGGGAACTTTATAGTTCTCGCGGGACAGCGCGGTCTAGATATTACACGAACACGTAATCAGATCGACGCATCGAGCAAGAACGATGACCACATGATCAATCGTGTGGGACGTCAATCGAGCAACATCACTTTGAATCAAGCCTTCGTATTCGATGACCAAGCGGACGCCCTTTTGGAAACCGCGTTCGAGAGTCGAACCGAATTGTCGATTCAAAAGTTGCGCGAGGGCGTTGTGGTCAAGGAAGCAACCGTGTTGATTATCTCCATGGACGAAGGGCACCCCGACGAGGACGTGTCCACGCGTAGCATCACCATGGCGGTGCAAGCACCCGGTTGGACAAACCCCTAATTCATACTACCCGCCGTCGTGTAATCACGACGGCGGGCTCGACTCTCAAGGCAAATCAACGGAGGAATAAATCATGGTACAAATGGCCGACTCTACACTCACCAGAAACAATTCAAAAAATGTCACCGCGACCGATCTAACGCAAGTCGGAAAGGTTCGAGAGTATACGGGTAAAAACGATACCGTCTACCATTTCTATTTCGCGGCGGGTGCTCTCCATGTGCTCGAAAGAAACACCGGAGAATCCGCGGTCGAATTACTCGGGCGATTCGGCGCTTTCTATATGGAGTTCAAGGATGCTTTCGCACCATCCGAAGAGAAGACCGAAGAGAAGACCGATACACCCAAGAAATCGTTAAACGCGAACGCGATGATTCAGGCCGCGCTCACAGGCGGTAAGCATCTCAGGTGGACGGACGTCATCAATCTAACGTGGGCGTGTATGGAAGGCGTTCGCTTGAAGTTGGAGCACGAAAATCGCAACATCACTTCGCCGACTGAGATGTCGGTCGTTTACAATCTCTATGACGACGAGGGCGTTGCGAACGTGATTACGAATGTGTTGGATGCCATCATGGGATCCGGTCTCTTAGATCTCGGTGACGACGTAGAAGTCAAAGACGTTGAGATCTCCCTAGACAACGATGAAGAAAAAGACCCGGCGGGAAACGTGAAAGCGGAACTGACTGGGAGCGATTAATCATCACGGCTCTTCGTCTCGGTATCTCCGAGTCGGAACTATGGAGCCTCGATTTTAATCAACTCAAATTTCGGTTCCGCGCATTTGAAGAAAACCAGAATCAAATCGCCATGGGTATTCGCGATCTCGCTTGGCGAATGGCGATGCTCAACAGAATGACGGTGAACGAACTTCATCGATTCCCAGGTCACGGGGCATACGTCTTGGACGATGGTAGTCACATGTCCGACGAAAAGGTGAATGAAGAGCGAGCGAACTTTGAAGCGATGGCGAAGTCATTTCTAGCCAGTAAGGGACAAGCCTGATATGGCACAGAACGATTTTTTCGAAGCCCAGATCCCCATCACCATCATGGCGGGTCGCGTCGACGCACAACTTGATCAAGTGCGTCGCAAGGTTGAATCTTCTGCCGATAAACTTCAACGTAAATTAGCTACTGTCGGTCTCTCGATGTCGACAGCGTTCACGGCTCCTATCCTAATCGGCGCACGCAAGATTTTCAAAATAACGACCGACATGGAAGATGCGTTTATCGGTGTTGAGAAGACGGTCGACGGTACGACTGCGCAGATGTCCCAACTGCGAACTCAACTAGAAAAGATTTCGACGGTCGCTCCACAAACGGCTGTCGAGTTGTTCAACATTGCAGAGGCAGCGGGACAACTAGGCGTCGGTATCGAGGACATCGCCAAGTTCACGAAGGTCATCGCCGATCTGGGAGAAGCCAGCGACATCGTAGGCGAACAAGGCGCGAAACAGATCGCGCGGTTCCTCAAAATAACCGGGTCGAGTCTTGACACGGTTGATCAATTCGGGGCCGCGCTTGTTGGTCTTGGTCAAGACGCAGCCGCGAGCGAGTCGGAGATACTCACGCTCGGGTTGCGCATCGGGGGCGCGGGCAAGGCGGCGGGTCTAAGTGACGCGAATATCCTAGGTCTTTCTTCGGCGCTTGTGTCGTTGGGTCTACCCGCCGAAGCGGCTGGAACATCCATCTCAAAATTCTTGAATAAACTTACACGAGCGGTGTCGGTTGGCGGTGACGAGTTGAAACAATTCGTCGCACTCACTCGATTATCGGTCGAAGAGTTCTCCGACTTGTTTGAGAACGATGCAACCCAAGCACTTGAGCAAATCGTGGCTGGCATCTCAGAACTGAATAGCGCCCAACTCGGTCAGTTCCAAGAGTCATTGGGTCTCACCGATACGAGGATGACGAGAGTTTTGCAAGCGTTGCAGGGCAACACCAAGCTATTGGTTGACGCGTTCGATCTCGCGAACACGTCGTACACGGAAAATATCGCGCTCTTGAAAGAGGTGGAGATACGGTACGCATCGACCACGTCCAAAATTCAGATTATGATCAACAAGGCAACGTTGGTCGCCAGTGTTCTTGGGAAGGATCTAGTTGGCGCGTTTCATGTGTTGACGCCCACCATGGATCGCGCCATCGGATCGATATCAGAACTAGTCGGTTGGTTCGTGAGTCTTCCGAGTAGTGTCAAGTTGTCGACCGGGTTGTTCATCGGTCTTGTCGCCGTGATTGGGCCTCTTTTAGCCGTGTTCGCGGGTCTCATGTTCTTTCTAGGCACCGGTGCGGGTTCAATCACTGTTGGGTTCATCGCTGTCGCCGCGACGATAGCCGCCTTGATACCGTTGTTTGTAGAACTTGCAAGCCGAATTAAAATTTTCTCGGGTAGCACACTATCTACTCAACAAACGTGGGCCGATGACATGGTTTTCACGTTCAAAATTTTAGGCGGCGCTTTCAAAGAATTCGCGAAGAACTACGGTCTCGATCTCGAAAAGTTGGGCGACAAGTTTGGTCCTGTCGGCGACAAGGTCAAAGTGTGGTGGCGACAAATGAAGGAAGGATTCTCCATACTCACGGGTACGGAAACGTTCGCACCCGGAACGACAGCCGCCGACTCAACGAACCGAGGCGTATTCGGCGGGCTTCAAGACAGACTCGAAGCCACCGCTAACAAACAAAAAGACCTTGCGGACGCCGCCGCCGAGACGACGAAACAACTCGCGGCGGAACGTCTCGCAGCACTTCAATTGAAGACCGGGATTGACAACCTACGTATCTCGATGGAGTCATTCGCTCAACGTATCGATCCCAAGCGTGGTCTAGCAGCCGCAATGCAACAGATTCAAGAATTCGCGACGACGTTCCCGGATGATTTCGATCAACGTCTTCAAGAAATGGGAGTCGCCGAGGTCTGGGAAGCATTCGAAGCCGCTGGTCTGACTGCATTTCAAAATCTCGACCCTGTTCTTGGGGATCTGGAACAACGATTCAGAGACATGCTGAGCCAAGCACAGGTCCAATCGCTTCAAGATTCTCTGGGTCGCGATGCCATCTCTGAAAACGAGCAGTTGGTTTCCGAGTCGGTCGCGGATCGGAACGAAGCGATGGGCCTCAGATTTCAAGCTAAACCCGAGGAAGATTTGGAACGCCGGATATTGCGTATCCAACAATTGTTTGCTTCCTTCTCCAAAATTTTGGATGACGACGTTCGAGAGATCCTAGCCGGGAAACTTTGGGAGGAATTCGGTGACGCTGGGGTCGAAGCCATCCAAAAAATCATAGCGATTCTACGAGAACTTGACCCGACCATGGCCAAGGTATTCGAGGAAGGTCTCGACAAATCCAAGCGCGAAAAAATGATCGAACGCATTGAGAACG